TACGAGCAGCAGCAGCAGCAGCTGCTTGTTGGATACGAGCAGCATCTGCAAAAGCTTTGTCTTTATTTTTTGCTATTTCGTCCGTTATTTTTTGGATGTAAGCAAGTTGTGCTGGTGTTAATGCTGGAATGACAGTTTTAGCATCATAGTTTGATGTACCCCAAGCTTCCCGTGTAGGATAATAATTGATGGTATAAAAATACGTAAATAATGCTATTAGAATTATTATACCTACTCTCATTTAAAACGCTGACTTTGTGGACGTTGAATTGACAAAAAAATTGTTCAAAAGAAGAGTTAAATATTTCATGTACCTATATATTCTATTATATACGTATATATTATTGTTTTTGTCCATTATTGTTTGGTGCAATAATAATAGTCATTATCAAATACTGTCTTGGCTTTGATACTCCGACTCATTTTTGCTGCGGATATTTTTTCGGCTTCTGCGGCTTTTGCGATAGTAGACCAAGTTCCTAATAAATTATCTGTTTTGGTTTCGCGTTTTTCGACAGTTTTTCCCGTGGAGGATACTACCTTGTGTTTATGCTCATCGCATTTTAACATGAGACCATAATATCCTTCATTGGAACCTGCGTCTGTCCATACCGTGGCTTTAATAACATGTTCGCAAGAATTCAAGTATTCCTTGAGTTCTTTCATATCATTATCTGAACATTCCTTGTTTACACTTTTTTTCCACCGTTGATATTCGCTTAATAAGATGGAATTCAGAATCTTTCCGTTAGGCGAAAATTGGCATACTTGGAATAAAAAAGTTTCTGCGTTATCGTTTACGAGCTTTTTTTTGTATTCTATTTCGATGAGTTTTACGCCAATATATCCATGAACTACCTGGTCCTTATTTTGGTTTGATATTCTCGCTGGTTTAAAACGCGTATCTAAATAGGTTTTTAGTGCATGGAATGTTTCTTTTTTTGGCTTGGTTTTTGACCAGATACGGAACTGTCCTTCCATATTTGTCGATGCCTCTTCTACGTCTTGGCGTACTATACACATTTGGTTAACGAATTCGTGAAATTTTTGTGTGAATTCATTTGCTGGCAAAAGGGGATTTTCAAAGACCGAGGTTGTATCTGATGCAGCTGCGTCTATTGATTGTTTTTGGGTTTTTGCTAATTCTTGTAATTGGTGTATTTCTACTTCTAGTTTTTGTATGACTCCGGTTTGTTTTTCAAGCTCTTTTTGAAGTTCTCGGCGTTCTTGTAAAAGTTCCTCGTTTTCTTTGAGCATACGATTAAAGTTATCAATGCAATATGTTTTGGAGTGAATTATATCCTTGATAGCTTTGGTTAATTTTTCAATTGTAAAATTGGTTTCGTCGTAGGCAATGATTTCGGTTTTTTGTTTGCCTTTTACTTCAATGGAGCGAATTTGTCTTTTGATTTTTGCGTGTGCTTTAATTAGGTTCTCAATTTCTACCTTATTTTGTACGCGGAATGCCGCAACTAGTATAAAGTTATCGTATTTTTTGCGATGGTCTTGGAGTCTGGTTCCTAAGTCATTTGTATGTCCAAATTTGATGAGGGATTCTTTTTGCTCATTTGTGTTGTCGATTGTTCCAAAATAAATGCATTCGGTGTTGAGGGGAAATTGTGCGATCGTTGCTTGTTCGACAGCCCGCTGTTTTTCTTTTCCAAGTTTACTTTTTTCTTGTTCTGTCGTCTCTTTAATTTTTACAATGATGTTTTCTTTTTGTTCTAATTGAAGTCGTAATTCATCAGTTTCTTCTTCAACAATTTGATGTAATAATTTTTCCATTTTTATATAATAACCGTGGATTTCATCCGCCTTTGATGTTCTTGCTTTCATACACAATGATTTGAAACAATTAACCGTCAACATAATAATTTGTTTATTTTGACCTCCCCATTTTTTATTATCGTTATTATTTCCAGATAAATCTTGCTCAGGTTTAGTCCTGAACGAGATTTTGTAATCCAATTCATTCTTAAAATGTCTTTCTAGCAAATCTTTTGAAGTGGCTTTGAATGTGAACCCTATCCATTTCCATACATCGTCCAAGTCAATTATAAAATCAGAATTACAATCATAATTTAAATAACAATAAAAACTACTTACAAATAATTGCTGTTCGAACCCAGTGAAATTTTCTTTTATTTTTTTCAATAACTTGTTGTTATACGATGCTGATAGCTTTGTAATAGGATTCTTTTCAATAAGGCCAACGATGTCAAGTTCGTTCATCTTATTATAATATAAAGAGAGATATTTCTTTAAGTTTTTTTTTGCTAAATGATTTAAAAGCAAAAAAATCAAAAGCGTTTTTAATTATCCCCTTCTTAAAATAAGAAGCACTTTTTTTTATAGAACCATGCTCGTCAATTTGACGAGCGAGATTTAACTGCATTTTCAAGCGATGAAAACCGCTTTCAAAATTAGAAAGCGGTTTTTACCATTTATTTTTCTTTACGTTTATTGTTTGTCCGCTGCGTTTCTTACCTTTACTCGGGTCATATGCTTCATCTTCGTCATCAGAACCCATGCTCTTTGATATTTCCCAGAATTCCTTAGAACCTAGCTTGAAGTCCGGGTGGTTTTCTGCCTTGTACCAGAATATTTGGTCTGTTAACTTATTGGACTTTGCGTTGTTATTTATGACCAAACACTCATAATTCTCGGTTGTTTGATCCATGACTGCACAAAAGGACTCCATTGTTGGAAACATACTCGCATAATTCTCCCAGATGCGTTTTCGATTTGTCATGTAAGGTTCACGTAATATAAAAACGTAATCAATATTGGTACGGAGATTGGGCGGGATACCTAACGGATATTGCATTGTGATGATTAGCATGATTTTCCAGTGCCTCCCGTTCATGAATAACAACCTCATCATCTTATCACGAGTCCATGTTTGGTCATACAGACAGTCATCCAAAATTACAAATGCTCTAGGATCAATCGTGCTTTTTCTATACAATTCTATCTCTTTATTCACCTGTTTGAGAACCGTTTTCTGTCTACGCAAAATGTTCTCAATTAAAACAGTATTATACTCCTCATGAATAAAGAGTTTAGGAACATGAGCTGCATAAAAACCGTTTCCTGCTTCTGTTCCTGAAATTACTGTACCAATAGGTATATCTTGATGATAAAATAATAAATCTCGCACCAAGAAAGACTTACCTGTATCACGACGTCCAATCATAACAATAACTGGTCCTTTATTTTCATCAGGCTTAAAAGTGATTTCACGCATATTGAACCGCTTCAATTCCAATGTCATTTAAATAGGAATATAATACTATCTCTTATTTTGTATTAGAATGGTAGACGCATCTAATACAAAAAAACAATCATAATAAAAGAAAACGTTTAGTCCTATCTATAAAAATATCGCAACCACTTATACTTGTTTCATTTTAGCAAACATGACAACTACCGAAATCCCTAAATTTACCATCCATTATTTCAAATCGAAAGTCATTGATATAAAACCTTTAGAAGCTGCATATGAACGTAGCAGCGATGATATTGCAAATGATTATAATCCATTTCAATTAAAAAGTCTCCAAAACTACAACCCAATTTATGGTCAGTTTTTTTCTTTAAACGCCTCTAATTTTAACAGCATTTCTTTTAATCAGAGATACCAGATTCAAGATATGATGAACGTGATAAACCAAGAAAACAGAGAACCTGCTGAAAAACCCGTTTTCATAAAATATTCACCATTAATAGACCCGATTCGATACATGATTGGTAAATACAAAACTGCTGCGGAATCCGTATTAATTTTACCTACGCTCGACTGTATGGACTCACATTCTGCTTGTCACACTAAGTTACTCGATTCAAACAATGCATCCTATGTTGATAACTTTTTCTCCTTTTTATCAAGTAAACTTTTACATGGCCATCAATTTTTAAATAGCATCGATTATTACGGCAGCTTTTTAGGAATCCAGAACAAATTCAAGGTGAATGTCATTGATGATTTAGATTACTTGAATGAATCTGATTATTTCAAAGACAATTTCAACAAATTATTCACCATTTTGAGAACCGATAGTGAGTCCGATGAATTTATGAATTTTGGTTCTCGAACTAATAAACAACGATTAGTCATTTCAAATACCCCAAAGCATAATATTACGATGGAAGAAATCTTGGTCTTACAAGAAGAAAATGAGTTAATAAACGAAAGCAATAATTGCAGCGATGTTGTCTATGAAAAAAATATTTCAAAATCATCTAGCGGTGGTAGCACAAATAGTAGTAACAATAGCGAAGCGAATTATAGTACGGACAATGATGAAGACGGTAATAATGATAGTGATAATGATAATGATAGTGATAGTGACAGTGATATTGACAGTGTTAGTGATAATTGTGAAGACGGTGATGATGATAGTGGTGATGATGATAGTGAAAGCACATTTTCACAAGAACCCGCTGTATTTGCCTATATAAATAAATTTCCAGTCCAACTAATTTGCCTCGAAAAATGCGATGGAACAATAGACGAGCTTTTTGAGAAAGACAAATTAAGCTGTGAAGAAGCGGGCAGTGCCCTCATCCAAATAATCATGATTTTAATTACTTACCAGAAATGTTTTCATTTTACCCATAACGACCTCCATACAAACAACATTATGTATGTTAACACTGATCTCGAATACTTATTTTACAAATATAACAATACGACATATAAAGTACCCACTTACGGTAAGATTTATAAACTCATTGATTTTGGTCGTAGCATTTATCGCTTCCATGGCAAATTATTTTGCAGTGATAGTTTTGCTGCGGGTGGTGATGCAGCTACACAATATAATTGTGAACCCTATATGAACGAGAACAAACCCCGATTAGAACCCAATTTCAGTTTTGATTTATGCCGATTAGGATCATCTATTTATGATTTTATTATTGATGATGACGATGATGAAGGCGACTTTGATGATTTACAAAAAACTATTGCAAGATGGTGTACCGATGATAACGGCAAAAACGTTCTTTATAAAAAGAATGGCGACGAACGATACCCTGGATTCAAACTTTATAAGATGATTGCCCGCGGAGTTCATCGGCATACCCCACAAGAACAATTAGATTACCCTTATTTTAGCCAATATGCTTTGACAAATAAAAAGGCTAAGAAAATAGATATGGATTTGGTATTTGATATTGATACATTACCGGCGTATGTATAAACTAACAATTTAGAAATATAGGCATATATTATCATAGAATGAATGATAATATAATCGAAAACGAAACAGATGTGGCAAACGACTTGATTATTACAAATCCTCCCTCTATCACGGAGGCGTGGTATTGCTATATTTTACGCAATAAAAACCCTCAATACGCTCATTTGACCTATAATGGTTCTACTAACTCGCCGAAACGCCGCTTAAGGCAACATAACGAAGAAATTAGTGGCGGGGCAAGGTATACACATGGGCGTGGGGGTGGCTGGGAAATTTACGCAGTTGTCACTGGATTCCCTGACCATAAAAATGCACTTTCTTGTGAGTGGCGAATAAAGCATACTTTAGGACGCCCGGGTAAACGCCCACCGAACCATTGTGGTATGAAAGGTCGTATTGTAGGTTTGGGAGAAGTATTGAAACTTGATCGTTGGACAAAACAATGTACTACGGAAAACAAGGATATGAATTTGACGTTGTATTTAGCACATGATGTAGCGGGACTTATTGATGTAGATAGCTTACCTGCGAATATTGATATGTTTGCGGGTATACCCGAGTTTTGACTTTTACGACCGATAAATATATTTAAACACATCCGTTTTAAACCCATTAAAACTCGAACTCGCTGCAATCGTATATGAGCCAAAATTCTCTACATAGAGCCATTCCCCTATCGCCAAATCCGGTAACATTATTTCATCCGCAATCATATCCATAGAATCACACGTAATACCAAAAATCCGACTCTTCAAAAGTTTCCCATCCCGCTCATTAAATGGTAAAATTACTGGTAAACAGTGATCAAATATCATACAATTAAAACTACCATATACACCATCATTTAACGTATAAATAATGGTTTCCCCCGTTTCATCATCTATAACCCGTTTTTTTCCAATCACATTGAGAACGAGGGTATGAGTATTTTCTACAAAATAACGCCCTGGTTCGGCAATAAACTGAATTGAGCCATTCTCTAATTCTTCGCCGAAAAAATTCCCAATGCCGTCATTCACGCGTTTCGCAATATCTTCGAATTTTACTGAACGGTCGACACCGGGAAACCCGCCACCTATGTCTATCATCTTTATAATAATTCCGAGCTCCTTGGCAATATCCGCAGCCTGTCTACACGTATGTATCGCATCATAAAAACTCTCTTCTGAAGAACATCCGCTTCCTACATGAAAACTAAACCCAGTTACGTCCAGTTTCAGGGTTTTGGCAATCATCAATAATTCCTTTACTTGACCTAGTTTTGTTCCAAATTTCTTATTAAATCGGCATTTGCTTTTGCTGTCATCCACCGCGAGTCTCAATATTAATTTCGCATATGGATGATATAGTTTTATTTTATAAAGCTCCTCTTCCGAATCATATGTCATCAAGTCAACGTCATTAGACCTGGCAAATCGAATCTGCGAAGACATTTTCACAGGATTCGCAAAAATGATACGTGATGGGTCCTTGGTAATTTCATTAATTGCTTTGATTTCGTTCTCTGAGGCACAATCAAAATTACACCCTAATGATGCAAGTGCCTCCAAAATAACTGGATTCGGATTACATTTTACGGCATAATATGGCGTAACGTTTGGTAAAAGTCGGGTCCAATTCGCATACGAATTGGTTAATGCACCTAAATCGATAATATAAAACGCACGCTCACTCTGGTTGTCTTCTAAAAAATCGTTGATTATATCATAAGTATCACGATCAGAACCATATAGTTTTACGCCGTACTTTTGGAGGAGAGAATTATCGAGGGTTTTGAATTCATTGGCTTGTATTCTGGTTTGTGCATCGACGAGTTTTACTGCGAATTGGTCTTGTGATACTGTGCGTTCAATATGGTCAGTTTGACTTGATTGTGTTTGCACTAAGCTAATTTCTTCATGATAAATTGGACTAGTTTTTAGCATTTTATGAATATGATAAAAAATTGTTTCTATATATAATATTTTATTTAGTTTTTCTTTTATTGCGTTTTGTTTTTGATTTGGATTTTGATTTGGATTTTGATTTGGATTTTGATTTGGATTTTGATTTGGATTTTGATTTGGATTTTGATTTGGATTTATTTTTACCGCCTCCCGGATATTGCCAATGTCTAGCGTTATTATAACCATCAGCTTTATGTATTGGAAAGGACTCGGTTCCCCGACGGAACCAGCTTTTTTTTTTCTTGTCTTCGTCGTTTACTGCCATGTTTAATATTGTGTATGCCGCATCTAAGGGAGGATTTATCTGGATGCCCGACTGGAGTTTCTGTTTTTTTTTTTGAATTATATCACTCAATATTCTAGCTTCACCACTTATTATTACTTCGTCTAAAGCAGTTCTACCTGCATCATTTTCTAAATATATATTGACATCAGGGTTATCTAATAAATCTGCAAAATATTCCAACGGAAAAGCACTAGCAAGATGAAGTACTGTTTGTCCCTTAGGATTATTTTTGTCATTTATAAGACTACTAAATTCTCCGGATTCTTTGGAATCTTTTAATAATTTTTTGAACTTGGTTTTGAATTTATACCAGGCTAAAAAATTAAAAAAGATCGGCTTGATTGTAAACAAATTATATAAGGGATTAGGTGCTGGTGCTGGTGCTGGTGCTGGTGCTGGTGCTGCTGGTGCTGGTGCTGCTGGTGCTGGTGCTGGTGCTGGTGCTGCTGGTGCTGGTGCTGCTGGTGCTGGTGCTGGTGCTGGTGCTGCTGGTGGTGCTTTTCCATTGTTCATTATTCTTATATATAATTATGACAAAAAAATAAATAAAGATATCATCACAAACTAACTAGCTATGCCAAATTCTCAAATTGCCGAAATCCTAGAACGCTTTAAAAATGATCCTAAAACAACGAAACTCACCGAAATGAATAAGCTTGTTCATGTAGCTGTTATTGTTTATCGCGGTAAAATAATTGCTGAAGCAACAAATCGTATTGGATATCGAGCACAGGGTGAATCCACCTTTTATAATACTGCTGTTCGAGAAAAACGCAATATTCACGCAGAAGAAAACGTAGTGAGAAAACTAGGCGATTATAATCGGCTTCGTGATGCCGACATGTACGTAATGAGATATGGACGTGGTAAAAATAGTGATACCTTTGTTAATTCAAAACCTTGTCCAAAATGCGAATGTTTTCTCAATAAATGTATTCAAAAATATGGTCTTAAAAATATTTATTATACTTCATAAAAAAAACAATATTCACAGTCTACATTATTGTAGTCGCGTTTTACCTTTTTTTTTTATTTGGTCTTTTTTACAAAATCACATATTACACAGGAATAACATCAATCTTGACTACACCAATGTCATCCGCATCCGTCTCTTTATAACTGCACTTTACAAAAGCATGTTCCTGTCCCTCGGGCACAGAGGGAGCCATGTTCCATTCCTGCATCCATCTTGCCCGTGCAAACTCCGCAATCTCCTCACTGGACTTGTCAGCAAACCATGCCATTTCCTCAGCCCGGTCCTTCAAAACCATATCCCAAAGTCCATCTGAACCAATCACCACCTGGATGGTATCGCCAGGCCTGTAAGGAATCGCGGTTTTGTCGGGTGCGTAACCAGTGACTCCGCGATGGCCCAGAGCCTGGGTGGGTGCAAGCATCGTCCCATTAGGCCACTGCGTATACGTTGACTTAATGCCAACTAGAGAATCGGGATTGATGATTTGGATGTTGCTTGAAAGAGGGTATCTAATGCCAGGAAAGTCACGCTCGAGTCGAGCACGCTCCGAAGGGTTGGAGGTAGTATGCTCCATGCTCAAGAACTCCAGTATACCATTTTTATAAACAGCGGCTTGGGAGTCGCCACAGTTGATGCAGACGAGGCGATCCGTGTAGACTTTCACAAGGCACATTGTCGCACCTGAGCTCTCGCCAAATCCAATACTACGCGATGCATTGATGAGGCCGGCCAAGTTCTCGACAGGACGCGTCGTACTGACAATATCGTTCAACGTATCCTGTTTGATGTCACGAAGAAAGTTGATACAGCTGTTGCTTCCATGGCCATCTGATATCATCCCCCAAACGCCCTCTTCGCCAGTTTCTTGGTCTTTGAACTTACCCTGAAACGACTGGTCTTGTCCTTTGCACATTTGCTTGAGGGCAGATGTAATCTGCACCGTATGCTTTGGCAAGACAGTGTCAGCCTCGGGCAAGAC